AACTTGCTCACGCCCTCCCACAGACTTGAGGGGGAACCCTGCGGTATGCGCCAGTCTTTTGGACAGCGGTATCGTGGAGTTATGACAGCCCTGCCAGGGGCGGCCTGCATCATGCCTACCATCCGGGGTGCGTGGCAAACAGGATGGATGATCTCAAAAGAACGAACAGGACAGCCGCGCCGTTTTCTGCCTATGTTATGTGGCTCCAACCTTACCGGCGCGGCTATTCCTCGAAGTCAGATACCATGCGCTGACGGTTTCCCCGTCAGCGTATTCATGTGGCTTTAAGGAAACCCCATAGACCAAGGAAAGGAGATCACCATGATGCAATCGACACAGAATGAATTAAGAAACCATGCGGATGAGCTGGTGGACATTCGTGAAATCTCGGTAGACAAAGACTTGCCGAAGGAAGAACGCATTGCCGCCTTTATCCGCCAGATCAAAAACCCTTACCGCTTCCGCTGCGGCGAATTTGTGGTGAACGCCTGCTTCGCCGGTAATGGGGTAACTTTGGAAGAATGTCTGCAAGGCATTTTGCGGTAAACGACAACCTCGCATTTTTCCGCAGAGAGTGCTACAATAGGTGTGGAAAAGGATGAAAACTTAATAGACCTGATAACCACTCTTTTCATGCGGGAGCAATCCGGGAGAAAGGAGTGCTTTTTCATGCCTAAATTCAAAGCAACAGCTTATATTCGTCTGTCTTACACGGATGACCGCTCCAGCGAGAGCGACAGCGTTTCCAATCAGCGCAGGCTCATTGAAAACTTTGTAGAGCGCAACCCGGATATTGAGGTTGTGTCTGAAAAGATCGACGATGGTTACAGCGGCATTATTTTTGACCGTCCCGCGTTCAAGGAAATGATGCAGGACATCACCGATGGCAACATCAACTGTGTTATCGTGAAAGACCTCTCCCGCCTGGGGCGCGAGTACATCGAAACAGGCCGCTATCTGCGCCGGGTGTTCCCGGCCTACGGTGTGCGTTTCATCGCTATCACCGACAACATCGACACCGCCCATGACAGCAGCGGCGATGATCTTACCGTATCGGTAAAAAACATAATGAACGAAGCCTACTGCCGTGATATTTCCATCAAAACCCGCAGCTCTTTGGATGTAAAGCGGCGCAACGGCGATTTCGTCGGAGCGTTCACGGTATATGGCTATATGAAGTCTGAGGACAATAAGAATCAGCTTGTTCCCGATCCTTACGCTTCCCGCGTTGTCCGTGATATTTTCCGTATGCGGCTGGAAGGCGCAAGTGCTTCCAAGATCGCGGCGGAACTGAACCGGCTGGGCATTCTCTCCCCGCTGGCCTACAAGAAAAATAACGGTCTGCCCTATGCGAAAAAGGGCTATGCCGACAAAGCCGATTGTAAATGGTCGGCAACTACCATCATTCGCATTTTACAGGATGAAACCTATACCGGAACTTTAGTACAGGGCAAACAGGGTACGCCTCACTACAAAATCAAGCAGATGGAACAGCGCCCCGCTTCTGAATGGGTGCGTGTACCGGAAGCCCACGAACCGCTGATTGCCCGTCAGGACTTTGAACTGGTACAGCGTATCAAGACCCGGACTTCTCCCAAGGAAGATACCGTGTATCTGTTCTCCGGCATCCTGATTTGCGGCTGCTGCGGCAGTCGTATGACCCGCAAGACCAATCGTGCAGGCGGCAAGGAGTACCACTACTATTATTGCCCTACCGGAAAGAAAAAGGGCTGTACCCATCCGGTTATGCTCAAAGAAAGCAGCCTGATCGCCTGTGTGCGGGACAGCTTGAAAGCCTACATTGACAATGTGGCCTCTCTGGAAACGCTGCTTGCCGACATTGACCAAGCAAGCATCAATCAAGCCCTTGCCAAAGAATACAGCGACCATATCACCGACAATGAGCGCCGTCTGGAACAGGTTTTGGAGTTCAAGGCGCGGCTTTATGAAAGCCTTGTGGGTGGTATGCTCACCAAGGAAGAATACGCTTCTTATAAAGCCAAGTACACCAAGCAGGCGGAGGACATTAAGGAAAGCATCCGCGTTCTCAAAGAAAAGCTGACTGATGTGCTGGAAAACCGAAGTGAGCGGAACCGCTGGATTTCTCAGTTTACGCAGTTTGCCACGCTGGAAACCTTAGACCGCAGGGCGCTCATCCACATGGTACAGAGCATCCGCGTCATGGGAAAGAAAGAACTGGCGATTGCCTTTACCTACGAGGATGAATACAAAAAGGCGTTGCAGCTCATTAAGCTGGCGGCGCAGAATCAGCATACCGAAGAATTTGAACATAGAAAGGCGGGTTAAGCATGGCAAGAAAAAGCAGAAAAGAAACGGTTGCCGTTATCGTACCGGAAGTCGATAACACTTGCCGCGCCGCTATCTATGTCCGTCTTTCGGTAGAAGATTCCCATACCCGCAGCGCATCCATTGAAACACAGCAGTTGATTATCGCCCGGTTTCTGGAACAGAGCCCGGAGATCACCATTTACAATACCTACATCGACAATGGAGCGACGGGAACAAACTTCCACCGTCCCGGCTTCCAGCAGATGCTCTCTGATATTGAAGCCGGTCATGTAAACTGCGTAATTGTCAAAGACCTTTCCCGTTTGGGGCGGAACACCATCGACACCGGCTATTATATTGAGCAGTATTTTCGTATCAGAAACATCCGCTTTATCGCGGTCAATGAGAACTACGACACCGCCGCCCCGGAGGATGCCCATTCCGGTATCATCATCCCTTTGCGTAACATGATAAACGAAGCCTATGCTTTGGATATTGGACGCAAGATTAGGGCGCAGCAGCGGCAGGCCATGAAGGACGGAAAGTTTATCGGTGCGCGTACCCCTTACGGTTATCTGAAAGCGGAGGACGATTGCCATCAGCTTATCATCGACCCGGTTGCCGCCGTCGTAGTGCAGAAGATGTTTCAATGGGCTTATGAGGGCGCGGGGCTGAATACCATCGCCGTGCGGCTGAATGAGGAAGGTTTCTTACCTCCGAGCCACTACAAGAAAACTCAGGGTACGATCACCCATGAAAACCTGCTGGGCAATGGCAAATGGCAAACCCGCACAGTCGGGGTCATTCTCCGCTCCGAAGTTTACACCGGAGATCTCGTCCAGGGGCAGACCAAAACCGTAGACCACAGGCAAGTCAAGGCAGATGCCGATGAATGGACGATTGTTCGCGGCACTCACGAAGCGATCATCAGCCGGGAGCAGTTTGACGCAGTACAGAAAATCCTCGACCAAACCGCACAGCGCGCCAAGGCACGAGAAGTCAAATCCTATACCCCGAACATTCTGAAAGGCAAGGTGTTCTGTTCCCATTGCGGCGGCAGCTTGCACAGACAGAGAAATATCCGCAAGAAATCCGATGATGTGTACCTGTACCATTGTGTGAGCAGAAGCAGGATCAGTAAAGATTCCTGCCCCGGCGCGACCATCCGTGAGGATGTGCTGCTGGATATGCTGGCAGATATGCTTCAGGAAGCACTCAATACCGCGTTGGGTAAATACACCTTGTCATTGGCTGAACAGCCCCAGCAGGCCGCTGAACGGGCGGAGCTGCGGGACAAGATCACCAGCCGCAAACAGGAAATCCAGAGGTTGCGCGGCATCGTGCGGAGCCTTTATGAGAACCTTATCCAAGGCGTTCTTACCAAGGATGAATACTTTGACTACAAGGAAAAGTACGAAAGCAAGATTGCTGACATTGCTCTGGAAGTTGAACAGTTGGAAGATGGTCTGCGAACTATGGACGAACAGATCGAGCAGTACAGGGCGCTGACGCGGGACGCGGAAAGCATCAAAGCTGACCGGGAACTGACCGCCGCTCTGATTGAAAGACTGATTGACCGTATTGAGGTATCCCACGACAAGCAGATCACGGTTTGCTATCGGTTCCAGAGTGAATTTGAAAACTATGTGGAGGTGTTGAAACAATGCAGAAATATGTAATCGCCCTCTACATCCGCCTGTCCATTGAGGACTACAAGTATGATAGTCTGAGCATTGAAAACCAGCTCCTTGTTCTCAACGAGTATGCGGCGGCAATGCCCGAATATCTGAACGCTGAAATCTTGGAGTTCATCGACAACGGTTACAGCGGCACGAACTTTGAACGCCCCCAGGTGCAGAAGCTGATTGAAATGGTAAGGGCAAATCGAATTGACTGCATCATCGTCAAGGATTTCTCCCGCTTCGGACGAAACAGCATTGAAACCGGCTATTTCATTGAGCGTGTGTTTCCTCTATTCCATACCCGTTTTATCTCCATCAGCGACGATTTTGACACCAACAATTTCAAGGGCGATACCGGTGGAATGGATGTAGCTTTCAAGTACCTTATCAGCGAATATTACAGCCGCGATATGTCTATCAAGACCAAGAGTGCGAAATATGCCAAGATGCAGCGCGGTGAGTATCAGAGTAAAATCTGTCCTTACGGCTACCGTAAAAGCGCCGATGGCAGAATGGAGCCTGACCCGGAAGCCGCTGCCGTTGTGCAGCTTATCTTCCAGCTTGCCGCAGAGGGCAATAACGGCACCGCTATCGCCAGAGAACTGTTCCGCAAGGATATTCCTACCCCCGGCGAATACAAGGCCGCACGGGGCAACCACACCCACGATATATCCCGCACCCGTGGGATTTGGAGTCCGTCAACGGTTCTCCGCATTTTAGAGGATGAAAGATACATCGGTTCCTATGTGATCGGCAAGCGAGCTGTCCTTGAAGTGGGCGGCACTCGGAGCCGCATGAAGGATAGGGATAAGTGGTATATCATCCCCGACCACCACCCGGCAATCGTTGAAAAAGCGACATTTGAAAAGGTGCAGGCCAGCCAGCTCCGGTTTTCACAGCCCAACAAAAAGAAGCGGGACTATCCGCTGAAAGGCAAGGCGTTTTGCGGATGCTGCGGTCATGCGCTGTCCCGCACGATGCAGAAAACATCGTATTACTACTGCCGCCATTCCGAAGCTGACGAGGAAAGTCGTTGCCATAAAATGAGGGTCAATGCGGTAGAGCTGGAACAGGCAGTATTCATCACGCTGAAAAAGCAAATGGAAGCTGCCACATCCCTTAACCCCGATGGCACCATCCGTTTGGAAGCTGCCGCCCCGGAACGGTCTGAATATGAGCAGCAGATCGAAGAACTCCAGGATGGCAAGCGGTTACTGTATGAAAGGTATCTCTTGGGAGAAATCGACCTTGATACATACAAGGCAGAAAAGGCGGCGTGTGATGAACTGCTTTTGAAAACCAAAAATGCCTATGCCGTAGTATTGGCACAGGCGAAGCAGAAGCAGGAAGAACAGGCGCGGCATGACAACCGACAGGAAGCCGCAAAAGCGGTTTTCAATTCTGAAGGACTAACTGCCGAGCTGACCGACCTTCTCATTGACAGGGTGCTTGTGTACCCCGATAACCGCATTGAAATCGCGTATAAAATCAAAGACATTTTCGATTGAGGTATTGACCATGAAGATAGCTTTTTATTGCAGGATCGGAGGAAAGGGTTATGGCTTCCTCCTTCCCGAAGATGCAGAAAAGCTCCGCGAGTTTTTCGCAGAGCAACAGGAACCGGCTGCGCTTGAAAAAACTTCAAGCGCAAGCTAAAAATTTTTGTCGTGTGCTTGACATACGGGTGCCGGAGACTGTGGATATGTATAGGCGGGAGATCGGTGGTTTTGATAAAGCTGCCAAACCAGCTTGTCAGTGTGTCCGGGTGCATAGGTGTTCCGTTCTGCGTAACAAATACTCGCTGTCCTTCCTCCCACGGCTGCCCCATTTGCAGGAAAGTGATCCGCTGCCATGTGCGGTATTGCTTCAAGGCGTGAATCGCCGTGGCGGGGGCTTTAATGACCCGGTGGCTGGATTTGGTTTTCGTTTCGGCTGTAAATACGCCCATATCCGGGAGGTATTGGGTTGCCCGCTGAATGGTAATAGTGTTATGATCAAAATCAATATCGCTCCACACCAGCCCCATCAATTCGCCTCGGCGCATACCTGTAAACAGCAGGACGGTGACGGCGGTACGGTAGTAAATCGGCTGATCCTCCAACAGCTCCAAAAGATGAATTGCCTGTTTGTCATCCAGATAGACCGCCTCTGTTGCCTCTGCCTTCGGTGGTTTTACCCGCTCTGCAACATTGGCAGGGATATACTGCCATTCTACGGCGGTTTGCAGAATAACCGAAATCAGCCTGTGATAGTGGAGAATGGTCTGGCCGGAAAGGGGTTCAGGTTCTCCCGACGGCTGAAATACTTTGTCAAAGTCGATGTGTAAAGCATCGGCTATTTTTTTCGCCGTTTCTTCGGTGGCGGCGTTGCCCAGCAGGATAGAGCGAACGGTACTGGTGCAGACCCCGGAGTCTTCTGACAGCTTGACTTGTGTGGTCTTATGCTGTTTCAAGTATGTTCTCAGGTCGATTTTTGCAGTGTATGTGGAAGCCTTGCAGACTTCCGCAAGCTCCCGGTAAAAGGCCGTCAAGTGCGTGGGACGGAGTCGGTCAAGATAGATACTCCCCAAAGCTGGCTTAATGCGTTCCAGTAGCCCTTGATATCGCTTGATGGTTTTGGGGCGAAGCTGTACCTGTGCATAGTCCTTCATCCAAAGGTCGCAGAAGTCCGCAAACTTGATTTTCTTCTCTGCGCTCTGCCCAGTGCGTACCTTTTCTTCAAAAAGCTCTGCCTGATGGCGGGCTTCCCGCTCTGCCTTTTTGTCGGACATGCCCTGTGGGATTTTCCATGTCATCGTCCGTTCAATTTGCCGCCCGGTCTGATCGTAACCGTCATAGCAGCGGATCAGATAAGAATTGCCCCGCTTTTTGATTGTTGCCATTATTCAAGCCATCCCCTCTCTTTGTCTGTTCTATATAGAAAATCCATATAGTTTTTAAGATTTTCCTTTGTTGGGCTGCTTTTAGCTTGATAATAGAGGTTATCACAGGTTTTGCAAAAACTTTCACAAAAAACATCAATGTTCGGATGAGAATAGGAAACAGCCCTCATTTTTGTTTCAATGCGGTTTTTCGTTCGCCCGCACCGCTGGAGTATGTTCCGAACCGCCTGTTCACATGGTAGGTGCTCATATCCGGGAAAGTTGGATTTCCGAGAACAATACTTGTTTTTGAATGAGGTAGTTGCAAACCACTGCCCGCAATGTTCACATTTTGCCAATTTCAGGCCGTTGATTGCATAGTAGTAGAGCAGACCATACACCACGTCGTATATGCTTTGTATATTCGTCATTCTAAGCCCTTTTGAATAGTCAATGTTCAGCCAGTCATCAGGAATCACCGAGTCTGTTATGTGTCGGCGTATACAGGCTACCACACCCCGCTTTTTGAGGTGAGCTATGAATCAGCTACTTTGTTCAAGGATTCAGAAGGCAAAAAGACGGTTTTCCACGAAGACGATTGATAAGGAGGTGTAAAAATGTCTATTTTTGATCAATACCCGGAAGTTGACAGCAACGGCCAGCGGTTCAGATGGATGGGGGAAGCTTGCAAAGAATATATGCCGATGGTTCATACCACATTCGGAACCGTACCGATGGGGACAGAATCGCCAACCCACAGTTATGAACCAGCGCCCCGCCGGAAGTCCTGCCCATTTTCAACGGCCATAGACCCCGTTTGCCGGGGTGATGACTGTGCCTTTATGAGCGGGGACAGATGCAGGCCAGGAACGGCACAGACCGGGAAACGTTGCCCCCTATCCGGCGGGATGGCCTGCGGCGATAACTGTATGATGTACGACAATGGGAGTTGCACCCTATTTGCAACAGAAAGGACTACGAAATGAGCCAGTATAACCACTTTGCAAAAGACCTTGACACCGCCTTCAAGGAGGCGCGGGAAAAATACACCGCCGCGCATAACGCAGTAGAGCAGGCACGAAAGGCCATGCAGAACGCGGGAACGGACGCGATGAAAAAGCAGATCGCCACGCTCCAGCTCCAAGATGCAGAAACAAACCTGCGCAAAGAAGCGGTTCGCATCTGGGCGGAGTTCGACGCGAAGGCCGCAGCCCTCCGCCGCGCATTGGAAAAGGAAGTGCAGACGAGCAACCTTGCCGACCCCTCCGCTATTGACAATAACGCGCTTGAGCTGATGAAAACCGGCATTCTGACGGTAGATGATTATTTCGGCTTTGCGGACAGATACGACAAGAACCCGACTATGTTAAAGTTGATCGGCCACTATGCGAAGGAAGCGGCGGACAACGCAGACAGCACAAAAGACAGGGTTGCATTATTCTGCCTTGCGCGAGACTGCGCTAGAGGCATGGGAACAACCTTGAGGGCGTGGGATGAGATGATCGGCGTTGCCAACTATTGCAGCGGGCGCGGCGGCAACGGTCAGCGGCGCGATTCTCCCGGCGTAACGCTCAGCATGGGCGAATGGTGGGAGCAGCTTTCCGGTGATTTCGTCGAGAGTTTCTAAGCGGCAGCTCCAACAGAGAACCGCCGCACGGCGGCATTATCTCCGTGGACAAGCGCAGAAGGACGAAGCACTGACCCTATGCGTTTTTCCACAGCAAAACAGAATCCCGGCGCGAAGGACTGCGGCGGGTCGCAGATAAAGGATTTTCTGCGGATTGTGCCGGGGGCTGCAAATGCCCCCGGCTGGGAGGGTGAGCATTGTCAAACGAAGAATTAGCCATTGCCATCCAGCAGGGCGAAGAGGGGCGCACGCTGGAGCTGTGGGAACAGGTAAACGGCCTTGTGAAACGAAAGGCCATGCAAATCATGACCGCCCTGCAGCTCAGCGGCAACCCCCGGGGCGTGGAATTTGATGACCTGTACCAGACCGGCTATCTGGCTATGGTGGCGGCGGTGGAGACCTACAGCCCGGAGCGCGGCGCTTTTTCCACATGGTTCATGTTCCATCTGAAAACTGCATTTGCGGAGGCTACCGGCTACCGCACGAAAAACGGCAGGTGTGAGCCGTTGAATACCGCTGCGAGCCTTGACCGGCCTGTACAGCCTGACGAGCCGGACGGCGGCACTCTGGGCGAACTTGTCCCAGACAGCAGGGCGGCAGATGCAATAGAGAACGTGGAAGAATCTGTATACCACGAGCAGCTCCATAAGGCCATAGACGGCGCTATAAGCGAGCTTCCCCCGGGTAATCCAGGTATTACGCCTGCGGTATTGGGACGATATGACGCTATCTGCTGTCGGGGAGGTCATGGGCAAAAGCCCGGAGCGAACGCGGCAGATGGAAAACAAGGGAATCCGGGAACTGCGCAAGTCCAAAACCCTGCATCGCTTTCTTGACTTTGACATGTACCACGGTACGGGGTTAGGAGCGTTCAGATTGTCCGGCAGCTCCATACAGGAGCAATACATACTGAAACAGGAGCGCCGGGAAGAATACGAACGCAAGCGGCGGAAGGAACAGGCATTTGAGGAAGAAGCGGACGCAATGACCCGGAGAGTTGCCGCCCGTGTTGCTTCAATGTCCCCGGAGGAAAAGCGGGCAATGCTGGAAAAGGCAGGAATCACCATAACCACATAGAGCAACGCCCCCGGCCTGATAACCGGGGGCGTGGTGTGCTTATATGTAATCTTCAAAGTATTGCAGGGTGGAGAACTTCACAATATTCCTGTTTCTGGAAATGTTTATGTGCTGCTTCGCTTTTTTGTATTTCTTGATGTATTGCCGCATTTTCTGCTCTATGGTATAGCTGTTTATGCTTTTCAATACTTCAAATTCATTCGGGCGGATGTGCGGTTTAATCGAAGAAATATATTCGGCTTGGTTGTCAATCACAACAGCCTTTGTGAAGTCAATGCCGCATTTATTGGCCTTATCTGTCCAGATCGTATGCTCATGGTTAATATTGGAGCGCATGGGGATTGCCCACAGAACGCCATCAATTAGGACACCAACCCGGATATAAGGGCGGCTTGTTTTCTGTTCAATTTCAGGACAATCTTTATAGCGCCGATAAAATTTTTCGGTTAGGAAAATGACATTCAGCATTATTCGACACCTCATAGCCGAAGAAAACGGCCACGCGCGAGCGTGACCGTTCTTCTCTGTGAGCATTCTTTTGTTTACCCTCCACACGCTCTATGTGGAGATCAACTCAGCGAGCATTCTTTTTTATTGACTTGCGCTCTACAAGTCGTCAGCGGCGGTAATATCTCTATTACGCTTGCGGACTTCTCCGCACTGTTATTATATGAACTTTAATTCAAAAAGTCAACACCAAAATGAACCAAAATTCAGGAAAATGCATATTGGCGCACAAAGTGCGGGATATCGCCAAATTGGCGGTGTGTCCAAAATTGGACAGTCAGGAATCCTCACTACCAGTGTCAGCCCGCAAAACGAACGAAGCCAGCACCCGCGAAGGTGCTGGCTTTTGCTATTCTGTGGGATTGTCGCCCGTGGCGGGTTCTTTCTCGTCGATACATTCCAGAACATAGTCACGAATGACTGCGTTTGAGGTTTTGCCAATGCTAGAGCAATACGACTTGAATTTTTCAGCCTGACTTTTTTTGATTTTGCAAGCTACCGTCGCCATATTTTCGCTGTCCCACTTCGCATTGGCTTTTTTCTTCGATTCCGATACCGGCATTGTGTCCCCCCTTCTATGTGGGAGTGTGGCGGGGGCACTAATTGTGCGCCCCTCTCCCACCATCCGCATTATAGCACATAATGTATATACTGTCAACCGTGCAAAAATGTCCAATACTACACGGTAAACATTGTATAATATGTCAATAGACATACACGGTTAACAGTGCTATAATAAAGGCACAAAGAACAAAGCACCACACCGCAGGAGGTAACACCATGAAAGAGATTAGAACTAAGGTTTGCAAGAAAGCCAATGCTTACATCAAGTCCGGTATGAACCGCTCTGCTGCTTTCAAGCGGGCATGGTCTGAAACCTATGTCAAGGCTGCTAATCTCCAGAACGGAGACAAAATTATGGTTACGACCTATTCCAATCTCTGGCGGGAAATGGTTACTGCACCCGCGACCGTGATTTGTGTTAACATGTTCGGCAAAAATGTCAACATCATGGTCAAAGCTGTCGACGGTATGAAAGAGTTCTTTACGGATGCTTTCATGCCCGCCGCCCAAATGGTCGAAATCGTCTAACAGACGTTTCACATAATCAATAATCAGGAGGTCAACACAATGGACACCAAGATCAAGGAAATTCGTGAATTGAAGCGGATGCAAGAAGAACTTGCGGCAGAGCTTGACGCACTGGTCGATGAAGTCAAGCGGTACATGGACGCGGAGGGCGTGGACACCATCAGCGGCACAGACTGGAAGGTTACATACAAGGCCGTGACTAGCGCCAGGTTTGACAGCACGGCATTTAAGAAAGCTATGCCCGATCTGGCCGAGGCGTTCACGAAAACAACCACAAGCAAAAGATTTTGCATTGCATGAACAAGGAGGTGAGGGAATGGAAGACCACGATATACTGCTGATTATAATAATTATTTTGGACATTCTGGCCGTAGTTATAGCCGGCATTCTTTTCGCGCTCTTTGGATAACGGATTCAATGCTTGCGCTGTCGTAATTCAGATTTGGATTAAAATTTTGAGGAGGAATATAAAAATGCTTACAAAGAAAACCACCGAAGCCGCTTATGCACAGTTTTTGAGCGAAACCAACTACAAGCGCCTGCCAAAGACTGCGGACGCGCTGTTTACACAGCTTGAAAAGCAGCTGCGCACAATCGACGAAACCGAAAACGACGGCTTTTTCCCGGCCATCGCCGCCGCCCTTTTCCGGATGGTAAAAGCCGTCAACCGGAACCGTGAGTTGCTGAGTGAATTTTACGGGCTGCTTTCCGCTTTAGCTGTTGTCTGCGAGGAAGGCACAGAGGGAGACATTAGGTTGCTGCGCGTCTTAGCTTCATTGCGGGCGCACAAACAGGAGGTGGCGAGATGATGACCAAAGAAGAAAGGAAGAATGTCGATTAAGAACTGGTAGCCCTGCTTCTGTCATTTCCGGAGAAACAGGCTGCGGCAATTCTAAAGGCTGTTACACAAGATCATTTTTGGGACTTGCCCGAATCAGAACAAGTCGAACTTCTGCGGAGGTGTATACATGAATAAAAAGACCACCTTGCCCCCGGAGGGCGTGGAGGGTATCGAAACCATAGAGGATATTCTAGCAATGGCCAAAGATGAAAAACGTGAAATCCTCCGACTGTGGAAAGAGCGGAAGGCCAGAGAAGCAAAGTCCGGTCGTGGCGGCAAAAGGCAGCCAAGCGGTAAGTTTGAATCTGCGTGAGCGTCCCCAAATTAGCAGGGTGGCGGATTTTACTCCGCCACCTAATTTTGTCCGTTATTTGTCCGTTAAAGATATACAAAGATAGTGCAAGTTACAAAAGGATATGAAATCTTTCAGGTGCAAAAATCGCAATATATAAAAGATATGAAAAGTTAGAAAAAGATAGTTAAAAGTGCATTTCTTACTCCAAAACCGTAGGCTCTGGGTTCAAGTCCTAGTGCCCCTGCCAGGAATGGGAATTCTCAGTGTCTGCTGAGAATTCCCATTCTTTTTGTATTCAGTTGATTTTTCGGGGTTATTCCCGGTATTTGCGGGATTCCGTGATCCAGTCATCCAGGAACCGCATCTGCTCGTCCGTGTGGAACCAATGCTCGCCGCCGGGCATGACGGTCAGCGCCGCGCCAGTTTTCTCCGCAAAGGCCGATATGGTCTCCAGCGAGGTCAGATTGTCATGCTCTCCGTACAAAATGCGGCTGGGAACGCGCCATGAAATCGGGTGTTCCCGCACATAGCACAGGTACTTCCACGACAGCGTTTCCCCGAAATCCGTTGGAATCTCCAACTTTTCTGCAAGCTCCTGTTCGGTCACGTCTGCCCACAGCATCATATTTTCAATCAACTTTTCCATATCCACAACGGGAGAAATCAGGCAGGCACTATCAACCAGCGCTCCATCCAGCGAGGACAGCGAGAAAAACGCGCCGATGCTGTTCGCTGCCAGTGCGAGACGATCGCAGTGCTTCCGCTGCTGGGCGAAAAACTCCGGGAATTCTTCCTTGGCCTCCCACGGGGTTTGTGCGTGGTAATCAAAGCCGATCACTTCACTGTCCGGGAACAGCTGTCTGTAATGCCCGGCTTCCGCCGCAGAGCCGCCCTTTCCGTGGACATAAATCACAATATTCTTCATAAAAACTCCTTAATCAGACATTTCCGTTGACAATTTTATACTGAACTCCAATTAAAATCTTTAGAAAAGATTTTAGGGTCTATCTGAAAACCGTCAACATGCCCAAACAGCGGGTCTTT